ACTTCTTAATTGTTTCTAAGTCTGTTATCGGTGCTCCGGAATGCCGAGCTGCTCCGGTTGCGTCCGGATAGACAGTCACGGGATACTTGCCATCTCTGTTCTTTTCTAATCTGTATTTGTTGACTATTGCCTGACACATCTCTACTGTATTACTGTTTCGCAGTACCGTCTCTCCATGCTGGTAGTATTTGTTGTTTACGATGTGACCCTCTACCGCACACATCGGGTCAACATTGAAGTCCATTCCAATATCAAGCTGCAACCCCTTTTCATAATCAAAATCATCTCTGATATTGGAATTACTGAAAGCATAATAAGCAAGCCCAGCCATACCCTCGAAACTGGCCTCGTACTCACGCTTGAAAGTAATCTCATCCAAATCGATCTTAGCTTGGGATATCTCTTTCTCTGGCAATACATCGGCACTGAACCAGCTGTGGAAACTCCACTCCCCGTTTTCTGCATATGCTCCCTTACCAGCTCTCGGCTTCGGCAGCGAACCACCAGAAGCGTGTAAACACAAATCGTGGAAATGGTCTTTACCTTCCGGCACGCCAACGATAAAAGCGAAACCAGCATTATCGGATAGCGTAGGCCTAATATTAGACTGCCAAGCTCCCTGCTTCACGTCTGAAATCTCTGTAATCTGCACACCCTTGATTGGTGGCTCGGTGATACCCTCTACCCGTTCTGGCCTGTCCAATCCGGTTACCCATAACACACTATCATTCATTAACTTGATTTTCAGTTCCGAATGGCTGATACTCTTTCGAAATAACTTCGTGTCACGCTGTAATCGTTCCCAGAAGATAGCCTTCGCCTGTGGTCTAGTAGGAGCTAGAAATATATACATCTGACCAGGCAGCACAAGTGCGCCTCGTTCAGGGTCGGTTAGCATTTTGCGGGTAGCAATCAAGTCTTTCCGAGAACGCCTACCAGCCGCAACACATATAAAGCGGTGCATATCATCATAGAACCGCTTGTTTGCTTCAGTTAGGTTTACTAATTCAACTGGCAATTCTTTTTCAATCATTAAGTTGTCCTTTATCAAATTTGGAAGGCTGATGCTCTACCAATTGAGCTACTCCCGCTTCTCTGTTCCTCGAAAATGACATGAAATGACTTATAAAAAATGGTGGAGAGGGGAGGATTCGAACCTCCGAAGGCATCCGCCGACAGATTTACAGTCTGTTCCCTTTAGCCACTCGGGAACCTCTCCACATATTTTTTCAACGATGGTGCCGGCGATAGGAGTTATCGCATTTCAGGCTATTTTTAAGTTTTGTATAGCTAAGTCCCTGCAATATATAGTCTCCAGCGTTTACCCATTTTAGCCAAAATAGCATTTTAACCATCTCTTTTTCTCAGCATTTTTGCTATTTTTGCCATAGATTTGTCCGGTGAGCTAACGTGAACGCTCTTTTTGTTTTTCCACAAATGAGGCTGTCTGTTCTGCAGCCAGAAGAACTGTGCGGTGGTGTTCGGACGTGCGTAGTGCTCTTGGATGGTAAGCGTACCCCCCGCAGCATTGAACTCGTCTTCTGTGGCGGGGACAGTTTCCTCTACCACTTCACCACTTTTTTTCTTAGTTGTGATTGTTTTGGTATAGTACCGGTAACCGCTCGCCTCTCTCCTAAGACTATTGGCTACATCAGCATCAGCTACTTCTCTGCCCTTTTTTAAGACATCCCTAAATTCCTGCTTGTCTTTTATCCATCTGTTTAGTGTTGTAAGCGACACGCCATAAAAGTCAGCTAGTTCTTGATTAGTTAACCCTAATAGAGTTAGCCGATATAAAGTATCTAGATCAGTTACTTTTTGATCATAAATCGCAGGACGTCCTACTTTAGCCATTTTTTAAATCCTTGTAAATTGTTGGTATTTAGTGCTTTACGGTATTTATAGAAAAAAATAATAAAAAAATTAGAAAAAAACTTGACAAGGGTTTCTGCATAATTATAGTTGACCCCAGATAAAACAAAGGAGGAAAAGATGAGTAAAGTAACATTGTATGATGGAGATGAAAGATGAAAATCGAAATCAAAAAAGAAAATTATAATTTATTAGAAAAAGAATTAACCCAAGCCCAAAAACGGGCAAGGGTACGAACCATTGATGCTGAGAAGCTATTCGACATCAATGATGAAGCCGCCAAAAAAGGTTGGGATTCGTATTACTACGAAGTCCCTATGAACTTCGAAAACGACGGCTACGAACATAGCACATCGTTCGTAGTTGTGAAAAATGGACACCTGACCGACGCTGGTCGAACAAGTGACTGGCGATATCGGTTAGGTAAATTTTTTCAAATGTAATCACAAACCAAAGCCCGCTTGGTTCGCCCGTTCGTTGGGCGGGCTTAAACAAAAAAACGGGAAAAGGAGGAACAAAATGGAAAAGCTGACAAAGAATGAAAGAATTTTCGTGGAAAAAACAGTAGCAGTCGGGGATATTATCCCTGATTGTTTCGCCTGCCCGAATTTCGGGTGGAGCAGGATGGAAGAACGGGACGATTGTCTCGTGGGTCCAATAGACAATAATCCTGAGATATGCCACATCAGGAAGGCGATAGAAGAAAGAAATAGAGAAAAGAACAAAAGGAGGCAAAGATGAAATATTACACAGAGAGAGAGGATATTGTTTATGTAGTTCGCCAGTTTACTGGTGAACAATGCGCAATTATTCATTGCGCACCAGAACCTGGAAAAGAATTCCCCGAATTATTCGGGGAAAACCCCATTTCAATCACCAAATCTAAAAAACTTTCTGAAGGGATATATAAAATATCCTTTCAGGATAATAATTTAAAAATCAAAGACTCCTGGTGGTGTGTCGTAGAAGGCACACCGGTCACCGATGTTGTAAATTTTTTCCTGAATTACAGGGAAAAAGCTATCGAAGAGGCATTAATCGCCTCTGTAAAAGTAATCCAGGAGTTTAACGATGTTCCGTGGCAAGACCTTGTTACGGAATTCAATGTTGGAGGGCTCGAGCTCTCCAACGTCTCAGGTAGTGACAGTTTTACTTATTACACGTTCCTGAATGAGGAACGTAATGTCAAGGCAACAGTACAAGTTCCCTGCTTTGAAGGCAGGGAAATAAAGGTATTTTGGGATAAATAAAGGGTAGAAAATGAAATCAACAAAAGAAATATTGTTAGAAAAAGAAAACGTCGAAAAATTGCGCCGTCGGTGCAGAGATGCACTGAACAAGACGGCGAGTAAGGAAGATTTATTGAAAATCGCCCGCATTTTGCGGGTGAAAATAGAAAATTAAGCCAAAGCAAAGCATAGAAGCATAGCACAGGCATTTCAGGAAACTTAGTTTCCTGGAGTGCCTTTTTTTATTGTCTTTATTTAAAAAAAGGAGGAAATTATGAAATTGTTAAAAGAAGGAGATAAACTTTACACGGGAAAAGTTGTCAGCAAGTTATTTGCTGAACAATACAATTTCCTTTCTGATTATATTCAGAAAAAAGAAGAAGCTGGTTTTGATGTTGAGGATTGGAGAAATGCGAAACATAAATTTTTCGTAATTTATGCAAATTTAAAAAAACAAAAATGATATTTTATGTAGGAATAGCAATCTAAAAGAAAGGGAAAAAGGAAAACAAATAAAGGTAAAGATCTTTTAAAAATTCAACTGTAAGGAAGGGTTAATCAACAAAAACTGCTCTTTATAAGAAAATAAGTGTAGCCAGCCCCTGCGAATTATATCACAGGGCTGGCGATTCGTAAAGCACTCTATGAAGTTATAATGAACCTTCTAATTATATTATACACCAAAATCGGGAATTTGTGACAAACTTTTTATCTGCTGACGAAGATTTTCTTTAGCAGATTCAAGTATTCTGTAAACCTTTCTCTGGTTAACTTCATATTTTGCAGCTATTTGCTCTGCTGTGAGGTAATTAAAAAACATTTCCTTAATATATAGCTGCTGCTTGGGTTTTAGGTTAGAAATTGCTTTATGAATTATCTCTTTGCGTTTTTCACGTCGCCAAATTATCTCTGGGCTTTCACGATTTATCAATTCTTCAGCTTGTCCAGATTGAATGAGAT